CTGCAACTGACTCCATTGAAGGTGGTAGGTATGTTTATGATGTTATTCTTATTTCTCCTAATTCTTATAGATCCAGAGCTGTTCAAGGAAATGTTTTGGTAACTCCAGGAGTATCATAATGACTGATTACTTAGTAACATTAAACGAACCTGGTCCGTATAGAATAGGTGTTGATTATGAGATTCCCACCAAATCCATTCAATATGGAAATATTATTCTTGACAACATAAATTCTCAATTTACAGGAGTTGCTCATACTTTTGGATTAAATGCAAGTGGAAATTCTTATGTTCCAATCAATGATCAACAATTGATTGTCGTTAAGAATAATCTTGTAATGGAACCAATTGAAGATTATACTACTTCAACAAACAACATTATTTTTACTGTGGCTCCGAATCCCGGAGATGATGTTTTTATTATTGCTTTAGCAACAACAGCAGATTTAACACGAACTATCAATTATGTTATTGATAGTGGTTCAATTGCAATGTTGTCTGGAAATAAAGGGTCTGTCACTCTAGATGTAAGTGGAGTTATAGAATCTTTGGTAATTCTTGCAGATCAACAAGGAGATCTTACTTTAGATATAAAGAAATCAAACTATTCAACATTTCCAACTTTTACTTCTATAGTTGGTGGAGTTTATCCACAAATGACCAACTCTAGAAAAGTTCGTGATGATAATTTAACGGGTTGGGATACTACATTAGTAGCTGGAGATATTTTAACTTTTGATGTTGTTGCAGTCAACAATATAAATCGCTTTCTAGTTTCTTTAAAATTAAAATTATAAATAAAGATAGTTATTAAAAAATCATAACCTGTAGGGGAGTTGTTTAAATGGCACTATTAGTTCCAAATATTGGAGAACTTGAGTCACTCAGATACTTGGTTGCACAGAACAACCACACTGCAAGTCTCGCTGACCAGTCTCCCAGAAACTTAGTTTTAAAACTTTTTACAAGTAACACTACTCCAGCCGAGTCAGATGTTCCTTCTGCGACTGCATACTATGAGCCATATGGAATTGGCAATACTAATGCCTATGGATTTGCGCCAACTACAGGTTATCCATATTGTGTGAACAATAGAAACGATCAAAGTTATACTTCTCAAACTGGAATTCTTCTCAATGGTTCTCGTTGGAGAATCAATCAGGTAGGTTCTGGAACTACCGCAACATATCCTGAACAAACCTTTACATTTACTGGAGATGCTGGTGATGTTTATGGTTATTATGTAACCAGAGCAAACAACATGCCTGTTGCTGTCCAGGGTAAAGTTCATTATGCATCAGTTGGTATTGGAACTACAATCACTAAAGGTAGTTCAGTCGATCCAACTATTGGAGTTATTGGTAATTCTTACATCACCGTTGATCCAGATGTCAGTGTAGATGACCTTACTCTAGGAATGGTTGTTGGTGGTAATGCTGGAATTCAAACAGGAACTAGAGTTATTGGAGTTGATAGAGCACTTAAAGTAGTCTATCTTGATAAAGCACTGATTGATAATATTCAAGTTGCAACTGATCCAAGTGTAGAATTTAGTTTTGGTAAAATCTCAGCAGTTGGTCATCAACTAGTTTCTGGAGATATTCTTTATATTGCTGCAGGAACTGGAAATACAACTTTAACATCTAATGTATATACAGTATTCTCTGTACCAAATGCTAATGAATTTTTAACTACACCTTCAATTACTCCTACTCCAAACGCTACCGCTGGATTGAGCACTGCGACTCTATATAGTTCAATTATGTATGCTGAAAGATTTACAAATGGCCCATACGCAGTTCAAAATAATGGAGACCAAATCAAGATTACATTAAACGTTGCTCTTGATTGATACTTGACTAAAAAATTTAATAATTTTAATTGTGAATGGGAGGATTGCTATTTTATGGCGATCCTCTTTTTTGCGAATATCTGCAAGTGTCGGTAGAGATTACAAATGAGCATCTATGTATATAATTCTACAATAAGCACAAACACTTACGTTACAGAAGATTATGGCAGTATTTCTTCTTCTGTTGACGTAGGTGTAGATTATTCTGCCGGATTATCATTACCGGCACAAACAGTTATAGATTATACAACGTATTTTTATTTACCGCACACAGATTTTTCATCAACAACTAAGACATTTGACGAAAATAAAAATTTTAGTAGTACAAATATTGATTTTTCATCAACTACAGTTATAAATCAGGTAGAAACTTTTGATTCTGCAACTTATGAAAATTTTGGAAATATTTACGACAATTCTACAATAACTCCATTTGGTTCTCTAGAACTTGAATTAACTAGTGGAACTGTTACTGAATCAGAAGTTTATGTTGCTTCCGGAACTTTGTTTAGTGTTGGAGTTCTGGATGAAAATGTTACTTTTGCTTGGGTTGGAAATGGTACTGTATTTGAAATAGGAAGTGGATTAGAAAGAACTGTAAGACCATATATTGCTTCGGGTACGCTCCGAATGGATGACAGCGCAGCGGCCGCTGCTCTGGAAAGTGTAACTAAGTCATATAATACATCTTCAATTTATAATCCTCCGTTAGATTATGGAAGTGTGACTTCCTATGTTCTTGGCGGAAATGATCTTGGATTAATAACTCAACAACCATCAGGAAGTTTCCCATATGATGATTTTGGATTATTAGTAAATAGTGCAACTTCATATCCAATACCACCATTTGGAACCTTTACATTTGTAAGTCCTAGTGTAGATAATGTAAGTTTCACTGCAAATACTCCCGACCAAACTATTCTCTATGGATTCTCCGGAACAGCCTTAGAGGCTTTCTCTGCAAATACTCCGGACAATACACAACTTTTCTCTATTTTTGGAGAACTTGTTCATCCATTTATCGATTATACACCACATTATGGTATAGACCAAAATATTGGTGTCGGTACAACTGGTATTAAATTTGGATCTACAGTATTCCCAGAAAAATTTGTATTCTCATACAATGAAAACTCTCCTTGTTATGATTCCGTAGCCGAATCTCTTGATTTTGGATTGGTAACTGGAATACCTACAGTTCCAATAACTTTACCTAATACCGATTTCTTTGACTATGGTTTAGTACCTGAGGAAGAAACTGGCAATATTCCTGATAATTTTGGGTGGATAACAGAACCATTAATCACTACTTGCCCATTTGGTTCAGTATACCTTTCCGGGTCTCTTGTAGAGAAACATACAGAGGCTTATGTTGGTATTGGAACAGCAATCTTCTCAGGAACTGCTCTACAGTCATTCTCTGCAGATACTCCAGATAATACACAACTCTTTAGTATTTCTGGAACTCTTCTGGAGGCATTCTCTGCACAAACTCCAGAAGATACCCAACTCTTCGTCGTTTCTGGAACAGGCTCAGAGTCTTTCTCTGCACAAACTCCAGAAGATACTCAACTCTTTGTTGTTTCTGGAACTGCTCTGGAGTTATTCTCTGCACAAACTCCAGAAGATACTCAACTCTTCAGTATTTCTGGAACCGCTCTGGAGTCATTCTCTGCAGATACTCCAGATAATACACAACTCTTCAGTATTTCCGGATCTCTTGTAGAGTCGAATACCGAGTCTTATGTTGGTGTTGGAACTATAAGTCTATCCGACACAGGCCTAGAGTCTTTCTCTGCACAAACTCCAGAAGATACTATTCTCTATACCTTCTCTGGATCTCTTGTAGAGTCCAATACAGAGTCTTATGTTGGTATTGGTTCTTTTGGTCCTGTTCCAGGAGTTGGATTTGCGCCAGATGGTGATGGCAATCTACGTGACGCTAAGACATATTCTAACAGATATGGATTCCAAATTGGTGATTTCAACCTTGGTTCTGGAATAGGAACGATAAGAATAAATGGAATTGCTAGAACAAGACTAGCTCTACCTTATTTTGCACAAGGATCTATTTTCATATCTGATGGATTAGATGAATCGTTCAGTAAGGCAAATTATAACGGATCAGGAATATCTACTATTTCTGGAATTGCCTCCACACGAGAAATTAATGTTTATGGTTATTATGGAGATGATAATAATCCAGGAACATCCGGAACAATATTCATATCTCAACAAACAACACCATCAATTGAAAGGAATACGGAATCTTATGTTGGTTCTGCACAATTAACTGTTAGTGGTAATTCTGGAATATTAATTAGGAATTCTTTCCTTGGGTTGGGAATTGCTCAATTCTCCGGAACTGCTCTGGAGTCATTCTCTGCACAAACTCCAGAAGATACTCAACTCTTTAACATCTCCGGTTCAAGTCTTGAAGTATACTCTGCACAAACTCCAGAAACAGAAGTACTTTATATTATCAATGGATTCATTGAAGAATCTGTCACTAATAGTTATGAAGGATCTGGATCCGCAAATCTTAGTGGAAATTCAAGTACATTCTATGTTCCAAATTATCCAGCCAGAGGATTCTTTAGATTTACGCATCATAATGCGGACAATGATTACGATACATGCGATAATGAAGAAATTACATGTGATAATCAAGATTCTGCAAACGTAAGTTTCACATCTAATCCGCCAGAAAATACTATTCTATTCAATTTCGATGGAACTGCAGTCACCAGTGAAATTGCAGTATACACTGTAACTGGATCGGGACTTTACACAATATCTGGAACTTATAATGATCTTAAATTTGCATATGCAGAAATTGGAATTGGAACAATATTCATTACGGATGTTTCTTCCGAAACTGAAACTGATGTTTATATTGGATCTGGAAATCTATTTGCAATATCTGGTGCATCTGAGTCTTACTCTACACAAACTCCAGAGAACACAATTCTTTTCCAAATTTCTGGATCTGCGGTAACATCTGTAGAATTTGATTATCCAGTTGTTGGTGTTGGATTATTTACATTAAGTGGATCTGCAATAACTTCTGAAATTGCAACTTATACGCAGATTGGTTCTGGAATCATAACTCTTTCTGGTGAACTTCTTTATCCAGATGTTGTTTATATACCATCACCAGATGGTTCTGGAACAGTTAATATTCTTGGATCTTCCGATAATTCTCTTACAAAGGTATATGATGGAATTGGTGGAAGTCTATTTGGATTCTCTTCTGGTCTAGAATCATTTACAAAATCTAATTATATTGGAGTTGGAACAATTTATATTCAAGAACTTTCTGGATCAACTATTAATAATCCATTCCAAATTCCAAGAACTTATGTAGTCATCATTTAATTCTGATAAATAAATCAGAAGAAATAGTAATTTGAGTCGTATAGTACTATGACCAAGCAGGTACAGCTTAGAAGGGGAACATCTTCAGAACATGCGGTATTTACAGGAGCGGTTGGTGAAGTAACTGTAGATACTACTTTGGACGTTTTAGTTGTCCATGATGGAGTTACACTTGGAGGTCATTATTTAGTTGGAACTGGATATGGAGCGACAGTAACTCAAGGAATGGTCAACAAAACTTTTGTTGGCATAGGAACTACGACAACAAATGGAGCAGCTCTAGTAGCTATAGGTGATGCTTCAATAAAAGGTAGATTGACAACAAGAAGTTTAGAAGTTCTTTATGAACCTCCAATTGAAAGAGAGGGAACCCTAACAGATACTCAAATTGGAGATCCAGCTGAACTTTTATTCATTACTGGAATCGCAACAGATAATATTAGAATAGGTTATCCAATACAAAACCTTAATCATATAGACCTTGCTTGTACTGTAGCTGGCATCGGTGTATCAACAATTGAATTATCAGTAATTCACTTTGGAGTCGTTGGAACACTTACTACAACATTTAGTTTCATAAATCCTTTTTCAGGAGCAACGAATCTTTATGATTTAGAAGTTTCAAATGATGCTATAATAGCTGAGGCTGGTATTACAACTGCATATGTACAAGATTTATTTGTAAATGCAGGTATTGTAACTACTGTAGGAATTACAAGTGCGTATGTTAGTGATGCTTACATTAATAGTGGTATTGTAACTACTTTAAATGTACAAACATCATACTTAACCAATGCAAATATTAGTGCTGGTATCATAACATCGGCAAATATTGAAAATGCATATGTCAACAACCTTTATGGTAATATAGGTCTCGTAACAACTATTACTGGTACTGATTTAACTTATACCAATGCAGATATTGATAATCTTTATGTCAATGTTGGTGTAATAACCGCTGCAGGAATTGAAAGTGGTAGAGTCGTTAATTTCTATGCAACCACTGGTATTGTAACTACCGCTGGAATTGAAAGTGGTAGGGTTGTTAATCTTTATGCAGATTCTGGTATTGTAACTTCATTCTCGGCTTCTACTGGATATATCAATGATTTTTACTACAGTGTTGGTATTGGAACAACTTTAGCCGCAACAAATGCATTTGCAAACTCTGCATTTATCACAAGTGGTATCATAACAACTGCTTATATTAATACTGGTATTATAACAACTACTGGAATTTCTAGTGCAAGAGTAAATAACTTCTATGCAAATTCTGGAGTAGTAACCACATTAACCGCACAAACATCGTATCTTGATACTACATATACGAATATTGGATTTTCTACTTTCTTATATGCAAATGAATTTTATATTAATACTGGAATTATCACATCAGTTGGAATTACATCTGCAAGTATAACAACTTCTTATGTTAATCAACAATACATAAATTCTGGATTTGCTACAAGTTTTGATGCTGTTACTGCATATGTTAATTCTGGAATAGTAACTTTCTTAAATGTATCTGGAGTCTCAACATTCGTTGGAAGTGTTTCAGTAGCATCAACACTCACTTCACCTGGAATCGCTGCGTCCAATGTTTATCTAAACGTAGGATTCGCAACAGATTTAGTCGTTTCGGATTTAACAACTACAGAAACTTTACAAGCTAATTCTGGATTAGTTACAAGTCTCACTGGAACTTATTTAAATTATTCGGGTGTCAGTACTTTTGGATCTGCAACGGGTGTAGGAACAGTTACTATTGGTATTGGAACTACAGCTTTATTTGTTGATGGTAGTGCTAGAATTACCGGAATTCTTACGATTGGTTCTGGTTCCATTACTGTAGATGGTAGACAAGCTTCGATTGATGGAATTGAAAGACTTGTCGCTACAGCGGCAACGATTACAAATCTTGTTGGAGAAAATTTAAAGTATACTGGACTTTCTACATTCAGTGAAGTTGGTATTGGTGCTACATTATCTTTGGTTGGATTTAATACTGTAGGTAATCAAGATAAAACTGTAAAAATTCAACTTTCCAATTCAGGTATTGCTTCGGATTATACATTAGTTTTACCTGCTAAACTAGGTAGTGCTGGACAATTATTAGGTATAACTCCTGATGGTATATTGGGATTCACCACAAATGGCGCTGGATTATTTGAAAGTAGATACTATGTTTCAGCTACAAATGGAGATGACGCTTATGATGGTAAAGCTCTACCAGTTAAAACCGTCAAAAGGGCAGCTCAATTAGCTTCATTTGATAGTTTCCAAATTCCTGGTCAAAGATATTTGGATGCTGGAGATCTACTGGACGCAAACAAACAGTTTATCAAAGAAGAATCGATTGCTTATGTTCAGTTTAATTATGAAAATATCGGTGTTGCTACAATATTCCCAGACTTTAATGCGGCTACTTGGAAGGCAGGCATAAGCTCAGTTGTAGATGCTCTTGCATATGATATTAGATTTGGTGGAAATTCCAAGTCTATAAATGTTGGATCTGTACTTAGAGATTCAGGAACATATACTGGAGAAGAAGTTCCACTTACTTTTGCAATCGATTATGTAAAATTCCTTGGTCAATACGTAATTAATAATCAAAGTCCACCAACTTTATATCAAACTGCAGTTTCGCAGACATTTGACTTTACAATCATACAAGATCCAGAAAACACTAATACAAATTATTTCCACAGATCAAAAGATGCTAGAAATCTTATTGTTGGAAATAGACAAGAGATTATCGATAAATCTTTAGCTTCTGTTGCAGTTGGAGTTGGATCTACATTCTTCTTCCCTGGTGAAGTGGAGACTAATCCCAGATCCAGATATTATGATTCATATAAGTTAATTACAATTAACAAACAGGAAATTGTCGATAAGTCAATGGCTTCTCTTGCCATTGGATTCCCAACTGGATTCTATGTACCTGGTCCTGGTATTGGATCTACAACTAAGGACTCAAGATACTATGATTCTTATAGATTAATTCAAATTAACAGGGATGAAATTGTTGCCACTGCAATGACGGCAATCAATGTTCAGTATCCTACTCTTTGGTCTTCTGGAGTATCTTCAGCTAAGTGTCAGAGAGACCTTGGATTCTTTGTTGATGCAGTTTCAACTGACGTATTTACTGGTGGTAATAATTATGCAAGAGCATTTACTGGGTTCTACTTTGTTGGTGTCGGAACAACTAGTTTAGCTGGTGAGGAACAACAAACCATTTATGGATTCCAGCAAGCTGGAATTCAAATGAGAAATGCAATTACAAACAGACTCACTAATAAGAATCTGGGCATTTCAAGTGGACCAACATCTTATACTGGAACTAAAGTTGGAGCCGTAGGAGTTACAAGTACTGCAGCGTGTACTGATGTGCAGAATACTATTACTTCTCTTGTTGGAGTTGTTACTGC